CTCCGCACTTCGGAGAGGCGCTCCTTGCGTTGCACCAGTTCCTCCAGCACTCGCGTGCGGCGTTCCCTTGGCGTTTCTAGGGCATCCTCGACGGAGAGCGGGCGACCCATCTCGGCGCGATCGAGTTCCTTCGCTTTGCGGTTCGCCCAGCTTTGACCGGCGTCGCCACCCCATAGCGCCCACGCAATGCGACCAGCGGACGGGAACCCTTTCTGCGACGGGCTAAATCCTTCGCCCTGCTTGTCCACTTCGTGCCGCGCAAAGTAGGAAACCATGCGCCGCACCGTGTCGGGAGATAGGTTCTTGCGGTTCGCAATGTCGCGAGCCCGAGCTACGCCGACTGCGGTTCCGCCTCGATTGTAGGACTGCCGCCAATCGAGACCGCGCTTCGCCTCTTCGACCATGCCATCGGTCGGCGTAAGATCGACGGCAGCGAACCGTGCTCGCTGAATAGCCGTAGCGGAATCGGTCTTGAGGTTTATTGCCTTTGCGCGGTCAGGCGAAGGAGCGCCGCCTTCAGTCGTGGCAAGTTCCTCCGCCGAAGGATCGACAATCGCGGTCGGTGTCTGGTCGGCTGGCGTCTCTTCTGGATTGACCGGCTGGCCATCTGGCCCGACCGGAATCGTCTCGCCAGCGTCAGTTGACCCTTTGCCCGTCGTAGCATTAACCGCGTCGATTGCATCTTGCGTGACTTCTGTTCCTAGCGCAGCGGCCATCGCGGCGTTGGCCGGCAACTGCTGGGTCGTCATGCGGATGGCAGTCTCTGGTATGCCGTACTTCTTCGCCAATTCCTTGACGTATGCTGCCTCGGCGGCGATCTGCTCAAGGCGAGCAAAGGCGTCGGTGCCTTCGGACGCGGCGATCTCTTGCAGCGATTTCGCGCCCTGCCGGTTTTCGGCCATGTTCGCGACAGACTCGCGGCCCACGTCAATCGTGAGCTTGGCGGGAAAGCGCCATTCGCCACGGGTCGCGCGGCGTAACGCCTGCACCATCGTCTCACCAGCGGCCAGCGGAGGCGGCGGAATTTCCTGACGCGCAATCGCGTCGAGCAGCACCGCGTTCTTGATCGGGTCGAGAACCTTGTCCTGCAAGACACCTTGATGCCGGCCAAAAATGCGGTCGGCCTGCGCGAACTCGGCGCGCACGCTCGGTCCGCTGTAGTCCTCGGTACCGAATAGCACGCCCTGCGGGATACCGGTTCCGATGGCGATTTCGTGCATTAGGTGCGCGATGAAGCCGGAGAAAGCCTGCGACGGACGCGACGGCATCACCTCGACCTTGTCGGCGGTTCCGAAGTAACGAATCGTGGCGACTTGCGAGAATTCGTTCTGCTGCTCCTGACCGTTCGGCAGCACGTTGGTCGGCGGTCCAGCCGTGAACAAGTTGCGCGGGTTAGCGGTCGAGCGATCGGAGAATACGAGCGCGGCCTGCTGCGAAGCAAAGCGCACGCCTGCCTTTTCGGCCTCAAGGATTTCGTTGAGCATCCGAATCGTGCGCTCGGAGCAATGGAAATCCGTGACGCCGCGCATCTGGTCGATTCGGAACGGGTCAAAGTAGTGCGTGAAATTCGACGCCGGAATGTCCTCCGCGCCGAAATAAACGCCTTCGCGAGTCACGCGGTAAATGCGATACGCGACCGGACGACCGAAGTCGTCAACGATCACGCCCTGAAAGTAGTTGTCACTCTCGGCTCCGACCATGTTCGGATTGCCGATGCGTGTCGCAGGAACCAACTGAATCCGCAGCGCGTCCTCGACGCGACGAATGGCAAACCCGCAGTCGCCATCGACCGGACGCTCCTCGCAAGCAAGCTGGATCAGCTTACGAAACGAGTGCCTGCCGCTGATGTCGCAGTTCTTGCACCAAGCGTGGAAGAACTCGGAGACGATGTCGTTGTATTTCTTGTCGCCGGTTGCCGGTGAGTACTCGGTCGGCGTAAGGAACTGACCGAACTTGCGCGAGACGGCGCGGGCCTGCGGCACGTTCTCGACCAACTCGCGCGCCTCCCACATCATCACGATGCGCGACCGGCTCGTTTGCGTGCTCTCGCTCGGCTGACCGTAGGTGCGCGGCGCGTAGATGCGATTGGTGACGCTGGCGTTGTACGAGAAAAGCTCGCGCTGCACCTGCGCCTCAAGACGCTTCAGCGCGTAAGAAGGCGCGACCGCCTCAAGCGCCCGCTCGTACCAAGGCCGATTGGCAAGGATTGGAGTCGGGTCGAAGGCTGGGACGTTACTCATGGTCAGAAACCGTTGAACGAAACGTAGGAAACCGTGGTGCTCTCGTTGTTGGCGTCGTCGATCGCAGCCTGCAACTGTCCGAGCATCAGGTTCAGTTTGTCCAAATCGGCGCGGTTCACGCTCTTGCCGTTCAGGCTGTAACTCTGATTCAGCAGAACGGCTTGGATCGCATCCAGCGTTTTGGTTTTCAGCGAATTGAGCGTTCCGACGTCAATTCCGAAGAACGGATTGGACAGACTTCCCATTTGCTAGAACGCCTATCGTAAAAACGGAGGGCTTCCGCACTACTATGGAACAACTCGCCTGCCTCTTTCGCGCCGCCCAGCTTTACGCTCATTCCGCCCACAATCAGGTGCGCGGCGCCTCGTTCTTCGCCGACCATGAGTTCCTCGGCGAATTGTACGGCGAGTACGAGGAGGCTTACGACTCCGTGATCGAGCAGATGATCGGACTCAACATGGGTGCCGACATTTCCAAGATCACCAAGTGCGCCTGCGACATCGCGACCTCACTTGCCGATCCCGCGCTGTTCCCGCCGGAGATGAGCTTTCAAGTTTTGCTCAAGGTCGAAGGCGACATCCAAGCGGAGATCGCCCGCCTGACTCCGACCGCTGACATCGGCACGCAGAACAAGATCGCGCAGTTCTTCGAGGATTCGCAGCACCGCGCCAACTACAAGATCGGGCAGCGGCTCAAGAAGTAGGTCGCCCGCTACTCCTTCGGCGGCGTGTAGCGAATGATGCCCGCGATCGTCGCCATGCAAAGCATCATCGCGCTGGTATCGAGACCGTGATTGGGCGCGTTGTTCTTCACTTCGCGCCACTCCCAGACTCCGGCGCGCACCTCGGTTTTCGATTCGCCCTTCAGGTGCTCCAAATACAACGGGTTCACGTCAGCGGGAAGTTCCCACTTGAGGTCGCTTTTGCCTTCCAGCGCGCTTTGGAGGATGTCCTTGAAGTAATCGCCGCTGAAGTTGTAGAAATAGACGTCGCCGCCTCGGAAGTCTGAAACGTGCGGATCGCTGAACGGGTAGTTGATGATCTGGCCGGTCGCCTCATCGCGCAGCGCCCACGTCTTTCGCCCGTAGCCGCGCATTGATCGCCAGCCGAATTCCGCGCAGTCGTGGTCAACGTCGGCGGGTCGGTAGCCTCTGTCCTGCGCGACGCATTGATCCGAGACCTTGTAGCGTTTCTGAAGTAGCCGGAGCGAGGCGCGTGAGTCCACGCGACCGAAAAACAACTGCCGGTAGCGCGGACCCGTCGCCGTCGAAAAAGCGCCGATCTCGGCCCACCAGTGATCCTGCTGTCGGTCGATCGACATTAGCCGGATCACCTCGTTGTCGATTGCCTGACCTTGCTCGTACTGCGCCATCGTGTAGTCGCTGCGCGGCACGAATACGTTGAGAACCTTTCGCTCGACGATCCACGGCTTCGCCTCGCGCTTCGTCCTGAATTCCTGCATCGGCGTATCGTCGCCGGTCCGCACGTTGTGATTGTGCGCCTCGCAAAATTCCTCGACGAGCAGTTTCATCGGACGGCTGACGAGAGCTTCGATGCGGAACGAGACAACCTCCTTTGGCGCTTTCGGGTTCGTGGCAATGTAGCGTCCGGTTTTGCGCCAGTGCGCCCGCGTCGTCTCGTCGTCCGGTGATTCGTGTCCGCAGTTGATGCAGCGGAAGCGCACCGTTTCTGTTGCGCGCTGAATGTCGATCGTGTCGTCGTCGCGCTTTGCGGTCTTGTCCCAGACTACGCCCGCGACCACGTCCTTGCCGTCGCGCTGCATGAATGAGACTTCGTGCAACTTGCGGCAGGCCGGACACTCGGCCATCCACTCCTGCTGATTGCCGGAGCGGTAGGACAAGTCCTCGACGTTTCCGGTGTCGGCATCCATCACCGCCGCCTGCGACACGTTGTAGATTTTGCTCCTGCCGACCTCCTCGAATTTCGACACGCGAGCGACCGCGTGACCGTAGACCTCCTGCCAGCGCGGAAGCCAAATCTCGTCGTTCACCTTGTAGCGGATCGACTGCGACTGCTGGGTCGAAAGGTTGGCTGGATTGAGGGTGAGGAAAAACCCGCCGAAATAAATCTCCGTAGTCGTCCTGTTTGTTCCGACCTTCGGCAGCATCCGAGCGACCGGCTTGCACCGCTCCAGCAGCGGATTGAGCCGCGACTTGCAATGCCGCTCGACCATGTCCTCCGTCTGCATCGTCCAGCTGATCGGTCCGGCGTCGTTGCAGATCAGCCACGGCACCCAGATGTCGGCGACAAGCGTTCCGCCGATTTGCACCGCTTTCCTGAAATGCACGCGGCGAACAATCGGGTCTTGCAGCGCGTCGAAAATCGGAATCAGCCAAGGCGTGATGCGGACGTTGAAAGGCCCGCCGGTCGCGTAGGACTCCGGCAGAACAACGTGCTTCCTCGCCCACTCGTAAATTGGCGAGCGGTCGGGCTTGGAGAATTGAAAGCGGGAAAGAACCGCCTCGACGTCGGTCATGTCGCGACCGGCTGCGGCTGCTCGACCGGCTGCGCCTTCTTCGGCCTGCCGCCGAGCTTCCCGTTGCGTCGATTCGCCTCCGTCTTGCGCGCCGATTTCACCCGACCGCCGAGGCGACCTAGCGCGACGGCTGCGGGATTTTTCGGTGCATCGCACTCGAAGCAAACCTGCCGGCCATCCGGCAGGGTTTCGTAGGTGTGGTCGTGGGTAGTCATTTTCAGATAGTGCGCCAAAAAATTTGAGCCTTGTAGCCCTTAACCAAAAGCCGCGCATGAGGCTGAACTTGGAACTCTCGCTTGTCGTACTTCACAAAAACGGAGCCATCACGAAAGTGAGGAACTCGAGCTTCGACTGGCTCGCCGGTGAATACTCGGCCCTTGCCGCGATAATAATCATTGAACGGAAAACGAACCGCGATCTTGCCAGTTGAGCGAGCTTCGTACTTTGCGGCTTTTTCTACGTTTCGGATTTGGATTTTCTCGAAGGTCATGGTCGTTGTTTTTTGTTGGTTGTCGTTGTTGACGCGATGAGGAAAACCGAACCGCTTGCGTTGTGCAAGACATATTTTCAAAAAAAAGCGCCTCGGTTTAGGAGGCGCTTTGCGCTTGAATCCTCAAGCCGCAACCAGATTCAGCAGGTTGCCAGCGCGCTTCTCCAGATCGATGCGGGCGTCGAGGTAGTCGAAGTCGCGAGCGTAGGCGGTGAAGCCCTGCACCAAATCCCACAACGTCTCGCAGCCACCTTCTTCGCGCTCGGCAACTTCCATCGCGCTGTTGACCTCGGCGCGAGTGAACTTGAACGGCGCAAGCATCGTGTCGAGATCGTCGCCCTTCGGCAACCGGCGATTCATAGCGCGAGTGATTGTAGCCTGATCGTTGATGACAGAAGCCTCGGCATATTGCGCGAGCATAGGAGCCGCATCGGAGTCGAAGCGGTACGGACCATTCTTGCTGTGACGAATGACGAGCTTGTTGATCTGCTGCGCTCCCCACACGATGTGATTTCCGCAAACCTCGTTGAAGAGGAACGTCATCAGGCCGAAAGTCTTGCTGCCGGTCTCGCTGTTCCAAACGAAGAAGCCTCGGTTGAGCTTGGCACGCGGACCAGCTTCCAGCCTGCTGCCGCCGTCGATCATGAACATGAACACGTCGCGATCGCTGGCGTAGAGTCCAGACGGCTTAGGCGTGCCGGTCGCACGATCATAAGCCAGCGGATTGTAGAACCGGCCTCCCGTGCGCTCAACGATACGCTGCACCGCGTCCACGCAATCGGCGTCCCAGATGCGTCCGTAGGTCGGGCTGGTCACAGCCTGCAGAGTATTGAAACTCTGCGCCTGCGGATCGACGACGGTCATGAACTTGGCTTCCTCGCGAGGACTCTTCGCGATGCCGTCGTTGATGCACTGCACCGCAAGTTCGGTCGGCAGGCGGCGCAGGTAATTGGCCGGTGCGCCGATCATGCTGGCAAACTGCCCAAAGGCCCAGTGACTCGGCTCGCACGCCGAGATCGCAGAGTTGAGCACGATGGTGCCGTTGCGCTCCTCGGCCTTGAGCGCACGCACGTCGAGATCGACGGAGCGAGAGACCATCCGGCGGCAGTGAACTGCGTCGCGCAGTTGCGTGAGGGTTTGATAGCGTTGATCGGCAGGGCGTGAGGCCCACTGGCGGCTGGCTTCCATCAGGTTGGTTGTAGTCATTGTCGTTTTGGTTTTGGTTTTTGGTTTCACTCTGACGGCCTCGTCAGCAGCCGCTCAACGGCTGGACGCCCGAAGGCGTTTCGGCCTTTAGCAATAGACCTCGTAGCCCTCAACGGTCTTGGTGATACCGCCGAGCGGCATTCCGTGGAACCAGCCGCCGTTGACCGTTCGGCCTTTGACCGCCGCTGATACTTTTTTCGCAGCCGCCTTCGTGCGAACCACGATCCGATTGTAGCAGATGCCGCCGTTGTACCAGATGAAGTCATCGGCTGAGATGCCGAACTGTTTCGATGCCCAGTGCTGCGTGTCGTTGTTGGTTTTCATTGTCGTTGTGGTTGTGGTTGGACTAACGAGAAATTAAACTTCGACCTGATAGAACCGGCCCACCGCGCAGCCGTTGACCTTGTGCGTATTAGGCACAACGCGCAGCGTCTGGGCATCGCACGCGGCGAGCAGCGCCGCCTCGGCTTTGTCGAGAGTGTGATAACCCTTTGCGGTAAGTTTCTGAAGGACTGCGGCGATGCGGCTCTGGGAGGCTTCTATTGTGATTTTCATTGTCGTTGTTGTTTTGGTTGTGGTTGAGCTAACGGTGCAGAGCAAAAGCGAAGCGGTTCGGAAAGTAAAGAAAAAAGTTTAGACCGATTTGATCAGGTTGGCGTACAGCCCGCCGAGATACTTGCGCTTGGCGGGCTTCCACTTGGCGCGGAAGGCGGCGAGGCTCATTGCGCCATGATTCACCAGCTGGCGGTCGAAGTGTTTTTTGGCTTGGAGGTTTTTCATCGTGGTCAAAGAAAAACCCAACCGCTTGGCAAAGTAAAGCTCTTTTTTTAAAAAACTTTTGGGAGGGTTTCGATCCGCTCCCAAGCAAGTTCATGGATGAACCAGCACCACGGCGCTTGCCTTGATCGCTCGCCGCGCTCCGGTGCGTCTTTCGCATCAAGCCAGCCGAGCAATTCGATTTCAGGTCTCAAGCCAACCGTTCCGATGATGAGTCGATCGTTCTCGATGTCTCTTTGCGTGACCTTGCAAAGATTGCGGCGACGAGACCAGCGAACTTCGATTCGCGTTCCGATAAGATCGGGAACGGAATAAACGTCCACGCCGAGCGACTGATCACAGCCAAGTGCGACGGCTACGGCCAATTCAGCGCACGCAGCGTTGAGATGATTGTCGAGAAACTGTCCGGCCCATTGCTCTGGAAACGCCGAGCGGCTTTGCTTTTCCTCCGCACTTCGCTGGCGGGCGTTTCCTATCTTCAGAGCGTATTCCAGCTGCGCTTCATTCAGACGAACTTTCATCGCCTTCTTGCCTCCGCGTTTCGCGAATCGCCTCGGCCTCGAAGGTGGCGATGTTGTTGTTCACGACCTCTCGAATTTCGTCGAGCATCATGCGACCCTCAAGATTCGCCTCCGCTGCATTTTTGCCGACGACTCGCGGACCGAGTTCGACCTCCAGTTTGAGCCGGAGGAGCAGGTCGAGTTTCTGAGCTAGGACGCCTAGCATTTCCTCGACGACCTCACGATCAATAGTCTCTCCCGACTCGCGGGCAATCTTCATGTCGCGCAGCTTAATCTCGCGCTGCATGAGTTGCGCCTTGAGGTCGGCGAGGGTTTGCGTGGCTACGTCTTTGCCGATAAGCTTCTCGGCGCAGAAGCGTTGCCAAGCGTGCAGATTTTCCCTGCGAGAACCGACCTCTTTTTTTGGAGCCTCGTTCGGATACTTGGCGCGGGCATCGTAGATTGCCCTGCGGTTGAGGCCAAGTTCCTTTGCCAGCGCGCTCGTATCTTTGACCCATTCACCATCGCTGACTTCCGATTCCCATTTCTCCATCGCCTTCTGCTCGGAGATGGAAAGCGTCTTACCAGCGCGCAGCTTCGCGACAATGTTGGAGATATTTTGCCGCGCTATCTTAGTCGCGGCTTGCGAGATGTTTTCACCTCCGACCGCTGCGGATTGATTGCTCACAGATCACCAGCACCAAACGGTTCGACAAGCAGGAAACCAACTGTCCTGCCATTCGGTGTAACCTTTCGCATATCCAGAATAAAAGATATTCGGATACGTTTGCTTCAAGGTCGCTATTACTTTCTCGAAACGGCCAAGCGATTTATCGATATCAAATGACCACTCGAAAACTAATTTCTTAACCCTGACTGATCCGTATTTTTCCAGAATCGGCATTTCGATTCCTTCGGCATCCAGCTTGATGCAGTTTGATGAAATCCAGTACGGTTCTACTGGAGAAATCTTCACCTTAATCGTTTCTCCTCCGTTCCATTTCCGCATCAGACTATTTCGCCAGAGATTTCCGTTGGCTGTATTTCTGTAGAACGCGGCTTCGGATGATTCATTTTTTTCTGTCAGGCCGACGTCATTAACGGTTACGAAGCGTGCGAGCCTATTCGCTTCGACGTTTGCTCTCACGATGCTCGCGTTTTCTGGATCAGGTTCGAACGCGATGACCTTTGCTTTGTGAGAAGCAGCCAATACAGAAAAGGCTCCGCAGTTTGCTCCGATATCGATCCAAGTTTCTCCGGCTTCGATTCCGAATCCTCTTCGTTCGTAGCTCCGATCTATTACGACCTCCTTGATCGCCTTGAAATCGCTGGTGCCTTCGCGCACGGCGAAGAGCAAGTTGCCCGCCTTGATTGTTTTTAGCTTTGTGAACGTCTTCAAGTTTTCACCCGCTTTCCCGCCAAGCGACGAAGCTCAACCTGCTCGCGGCGCATTCTTGCGCGAGCGATTTCCTCGCGAAGCGGCGCGCAATTCCACATAGCCCGCAGCGAATAGTACACGATGGAAAAGCGGCGTGCGTCCGGCTTCAGCTTAGTGATCGGAGTAACGCCGTGCAGAATGTTCTGCCCGTCGAAGTAGAAAATGGTTTTATCGCGAACTTCGCACATTACGCCATATTCCGGCATAGAAAGGTAACCGCCGCCGATGTCGCGCTTGAGCACGATCATCGCGGACCAAACCTCTTTGAAGTTGCCGGAGTCGAAATGGTAGCAGAGCGGATTGTTGTCGTTGATGATTCCGGAGGTGAATGGCACGTCGGCGTGGCGATAGTCTTCCACCACGCGCTCCTTAGTAGTTTTCAGATGGTCGGCGTAGAGTTCGGGATTATGAAGCGCGTAATGCTTCGCTGCGATTGCGCCTCCGGCCATGATCTTCGCGTGCTGCGCGGGTTGCTCGGTAGCGAAACTAGTGATCGAGCAGAAGTCCTTACGAATCGCGTTGCGCGGATTGTATCCGAAAATTCGGCTCGTCGTTTTTAGTCCACTTGTTCGGAAGGTCTCTTGATACTTAACCTTCGTGCAGCAGTCGAACATCTCGTCCAGCGCAGAGGCGTCCTCCGCTGGCTTGACGTAGAGGCAAACCACCTTGCCGCTTTCTTTATCTACGAGCCGGAACTCGTCCTTCAGCAGCGTCGGGCAGTCGTTCTCGTTAGCGCGCCGCTGAACGAACTCACGCAGGTTGAGCTTCTTCTTTTCCAGAACAAGAGTTTGCATATTCGCGGATCGCCGTCATCGCGGCGGTAGTGTTGCTGTCGAGATCACGGGCTTTCTTGATTGTTTCAAGCTTCGCCATGATTTCTTCGAACTCGGCGGTGTCCATGATTAGGACGATTTGCCGCACGGTGCTCTGTTCGTAATCCTCCAGCTGATCTTTCGGAGTTGGACCCTGCTCCTGTCCTGCGACTACGAGATCGTTTTTCAGCCACTCGTCCAGATCATCTCCGCTAAATCCGGTTAGGTCCAAGTCGAAATTTCCGTCGCGCAACTCCAGCATCAGCTTCTTCAACTCGTCGTGATTGGTTTCGGAAAGCTCGGCGATCCGATTGTCGGCGATCAGATCGGCCCACTCAGATGCTTCGGTTTCGTATTCTTGGAATTCTACGGGAACCAACTTCGCGCCTAGCAGCATCGCAGCGGCCAACCTGCCGTGGCCCTTGACGATGAAGCCGGATCTCTTGGAAACGACGATGGGCGAACGCCAACCCTGCGTTTTGATTATGCGCGAGAGAATTTCGACCTGCGAATCTGGGTGCTGATTTGGGTTGCGCGGGTTTGCCACCAGCCCAGCCGGATCGACCAGCTTGTCGTGAGCGCAAAAAACGGGAATTCCCTCGGCGTCGGCGCGTTTCTTCATTGGTTTTTGTGT